CTTGATGCCTGTGGCAGTTGTGATTTGCTCTATGGTATCACCCAAGCCGCTTGGCTTCTTTATACGCTTGGTAGGTGTCTTGGCAGTCTTCTTGGATTCGCTCTCTTGCATTTTTTAGTGTGTTGAAAATTGATCTTGCTGAAATCTTGGTCTCATCCGCTAACGTGCGAATAGACATATCGGTGTTGTGGTACAAGGCAAATATCTTTTTGTCGTACCAATGCCAATCGGTTTGTGTTGACCATACCCTATCGTAGAGTTGGATGAGTTGCACCTCTGCATCTTCGTTGGCCTCCTCGTAGATAAACTCCTCTAAAATGTCCACGTCTACAAATTCAAACCTTGCTCTTTGGCGCATCAGGGTGGCGTACATATTGCGGAGCGTAACGTACACGAAGAAGGTGTTTACCTCCGTCTCGTTGTACATTATCTTCTCCGCGTCATCCACATATTTGTACAACCTAACGTACATCTCCTGCGTAAGCTCTTGGGCAAGGTCATCACTCGCTCCGAAGCTCTTGCACATCCGAATCCAATCGGTTTGCCGCTTTGCTAATACTGCGAGGAGTCCCAAGTGATTTCTACGATTATCACAAACAGGGCAAACTGAACTGTGTGCATCACAATATCCTCCTCAAGGTAATCGGTCTTTGACCAATTTGCCCCAACTACAAGCCCATAGATGGGGTAAAGTCCTACGTTAAAATTCATCAAAGGTGCGTTTAAGAGTTAAGTATAGTTCTTTATACTTAGATAACTCCGCTACCACCTCATTGAGTTTATTTAGTTCCAATTCTAATGATTGAAAGTCGGGCTTATCAATGCAGGCCATCGGGTTTTCTTCAAGAACGCAGCAGGCTACCTTATAGTAGTGCTGATAGTCCCCGTAGATAAGGCGGTCTTTGTGCATCCTTACGGCATAGGCTACCGAGCTATGGTCTTTCTCTATTGCCTCACCCAACTCGTGAAGCGTGGCGTGGTTGCGGAATGCTGATACGAATGCTGCTCTTGCGGTGCTTTCTTTATGCGCACGGCTTCCATTGTCTTGAAACCCAAGACGTGCAAAGTATTGCTCTTTACTTACTTTTAGTTGACGTAGTTCGAATGGTCTCATTTGCATTTGCAGCGTTTCGCTCTGCCCTCGTTGTAATTGGTTAATATCTTGGTCATTGGCATAGTGTAGTGCTTGTGGTCTGAAAGTCTCTTAAACTTCATCTCACTCGCCCATTCCACTAAATTGTCATCTTTGTCTTGTACGATGGTATAGTCAACCACAAGGTAGTCCACGCCATCTACTTCAAAGCATTCGTACTTCTGAAAGGGGGAGAATATCTGCCTCATAGATTGTCCTCTATTATACCTTGCAGTCGTTGTATCTCGTAGTGCATCTGCTCGCTATCAACTCGCAGCTTGGCGTTGGCAAGGTACATCTCGTTCATCTTACCCTCTGTGAACTGTCGGTAGTCAATGAACTGCTGCAATAGTAGGTCTGCGTAGTGGCAACTCATAACGTGGTGCAGGATGTCATCTTGTACCTCTCTGCCTTTTGCTTTGTCTGCTGCTTGCTGCGCCAACCACATCGCAGTACCTGCAAGCATCAACTGCTTCTCCCTTATGTAAAGGTCGTGTGAGTCATCAGAAGGGTACATCGCTCGCAGGTGTTTCATCTAATTTTATTGGCAGCAAGTTACGCCCATTTATCACAAAACCGACATTCCCCAACACGCTCTGTAAAACAAGCGGAGTTTCAAGGGGCGTGATGCGCCCTCCCGACTCCATCTCCTTGACCTTCCGAACATGGATGTGCGTATAAATCCAATCGGTTTCATGTGCTGCGAATCGGTGAATAACAATCACGCAGTCGCTTCGGTTGCCCCACTTACCACCGCCTTCAATGTCTGAAGTGTTTGGAGGCATAGCCATCCCCTCGTATGGGTGGCCTTTGTAAAACACCTTACGCATCGCCTCCGTTACGGGGTGAGCGTTTACGATTGTCGTGACGTTGTTCTGATGTGAAAACACCCGAAGGGCAGAGGCTACCTCGTAATGGTATTCGTGCATCCCTGTCTTGCCGAGTTTCTTTTGGTCTGTTGATAGGGAGTTGTATGGGTCAATTAAAGCACCTGTATAGTTCCACTCGTTCTTGATGCTGCTCATTACCTCAAGAAGTTCAAAGGCGGTGAATAGCCTGTTGCTGTCTATGAATTGGAAGTACTCGTTAATGAAGTCAAGCTTGCGGTACATCATCCCCTCATCAATCCCTTGAATCGGTTTGCAAACAAGGAACTCAATCAACTTTCGCTTGAGGCTTGGCACTTCATTCTCTGCGGAGTATATCAGCCACTTCTTGCCGAAGTTATACGACTGCAAAAGCATAAGGTAAAGCAGCGTGTGGGTCTTGCCCACGTTGGCGTGACCGACCACGACTACAAATTCACCTTCTTTGAGGCGTAGGTATTGGTCTACTTCATAGACACCGAGCTTGCCCGTGTCGTAGTACTTGCCCTTTAGGGCACGTTGTAGGTATGGTAACGAAGATTCGTTAGGTAGTAGGTCGGGATGTATCATTGATTCTGATTGGTTCACAAATATAAGAAAATAATTGACATAAAAAAACCCCTCCGTAGAGGGGCTTCACACAACGACCTATTAAAAACCAATCAGAAAGGGTCGTTGCGATTTGCGAAATGCTCGGTGTGTGATGCAGGGGCTGCACTATGCCCTGTCATCCAAGCGTTAAAGGTCTCTGCGTTGGCAAGGATGGTGTTCACATCATGTTGCGCAGCGCAAGCGTACTCAACTGCTGACTTCAACGCCACTTGGCGAATAATAGAAGCGGAGCGGTCATCGTTACCTTTAGGAGCGAATGAAGGGGCTGATTGGGTATAGCCTCCACCCGTAGATGCGCCATAAGGATTGGGGCGTTGGATTTTCACCGTACCCTTTTCGTTCTTGGTGTACTCCACGTCTTCGCCTACGGCATAGGGTGGGGTCTGTGATTTGGCAAAGGCAGTTCCAAAATCCCCTGTGTCGAAACGGATTTCGAGTTTGTGTAAATCCTGCCACATTCCTGTGGGGGTGATAGAAATAATTTTAGGCATAGTATAGATTGGTTTTAGATAAATAGAATTGATTGCTGCTCCAAAACCTCAATACGAGCTTCAAGCTCTTGTATCTTGTTTTGAAGTGCTTGGATTTGTGCTTGTTGCACTTGCACCATTTCGGTGTAAACGTCTGATGAGAATGATAAAGTCATAACTTGATTGGTTTTACATATTGATGTTACGATTAGAAAGCGTTTGCCTAAACATTTCTTTCATACCAAGAGCGTTCTTCTTGTCGGTTCGAGTAGTAGCAGTTTCAAGTTTCGCAGACCATGTGTTGTAAAACTCAAGTAGGCGTTCAGTAGATAAATGTTGCATAATGATTGGTTTATGTTCAGACAAATATACAACTTATTCTAATACCAACACACCACTAAAAGTTATTTCTGCCGTGTCTTTTGGAATTGTTGTGTCGTGTACCAACTTTAAGGAATGCACATACTTGCGGCTATCATCCTTTACTCCACCCCAAGTCTTGAATGTGTCAAGCGCAAACTTCACCGCCATTATCGCATTGTCTATATCGTAGCGGTAGTTGACCTTGCAAAGGATTTGTACATCCGTAATCTGCTCGCAGTCGTACTGCTCAAGCTGAAGGGTTACCTCTTGGCAATGTTTAGTCTTTGCCTTTGCGCGGACTGTCCAATGCTTGGATGCATAGAAGGCGTTGAGGCTTGGAACCTTGCCGACTACGACCTTGTACGTTTTCAGTTGTCGGGTATCAGATAGCCGCATTGGATGGCGAAGTGCAAGTCTATCTTGGCAATCTCACCGAGTAGCTCTTGTTCTTTGTATTTCGCCTGTTGGCGAGCGTTGTATGTGTCTTCGCAGTTAGACATCAGCGTAGCGCACTCCTCGAGGATGAAGTCTATCTTTCTGCGTTTGGCAGGGTTAGTATAGTACTGCATATTTTCCTGTTGTTGTTTGGCTTCCTTCGCTTGTTGCGCTAATGGTTTGCTGCTCATCTTGGCGTTCAAGTTCAAATTGTAGGTGAGCGATGGCCTTGCGGATGTCATCGCAGATAGGATTATGCGGTTTCTTGCCTGCTCGCATTATGTAAGTGAGGGCAGTTCCAAGATTGTAATTGTCAGGTTGGAAGTCCATCACCACATCCTTCGCCTCTATCTTCAACGTCTTGCCGATGTAGTACTTTGGTGTCATTAGCCAAAGGTACATCATCCCAATAAATGTAGATGTGGTCATTCATTATTTAGAATCATTACAAATTAGCATAAGTACTTGCGTATGTCAATTTTATTTTGTTTTTTATCAAAGTTGAATAGTTAACTTACTTAACTTAACTACTTAATCAACTATTAACTTGACTTTAGTTAGTAGTTGGTCAACTCTT